TGATAAGGATCCTTATCAAACAAATCTCCGTCGTAAAACTCTGCGTCCAGCGCATCAATCACTGCACGCCCCAGTTCAGAATCCATAAAGGTTTGCACCCGTGCGGATTTTTTCTGCAATCGGGCTTTAACTTTGTCGAGTGTTTCGGTCATGACAAACCCTTTAATGGTTTAATTTGCTTCTTGTCGCCCAGCTCCAGACGGTCCATTTCAAACCACACTTCAGGCATCAGTATTCCGTAATCAACTAACACCGGTTGCACCAACACCGTTGTTGAACCGCCCAGTCGGTAATTAATTTGAGTGACTACGCCAGAAAATTCTATCAATCACCCTATCGCCCAGCGCTATCATTGCACTGCCTGCTGTGGCATTTCCCCGCCCGCCTCTTTCAGCGCTTTAGTGCCGTCACCCACGGCCTGCATTGCCTGACCACCACCCATGGCCATTTCCAACTGACGTTGCTGTGCTTCTTGCTGTTTCTGTGCATCCACCATCTGGTCGACCTCTTCTTTAGAGCGAACAATCGTCGCGGGAATATTGAGTGACTTGGCCAGTTCACGCCCCATCGCCTGTGCATCCACCAACATTGCAGTTTCTGGGTAGAACTGCCCCAGCTCTGTCATTTGCTGTGCCCACATGGTAATCGCCTGTACCTGATCTGTTTTCTGTGCACGTCCCATCGGTCCGATGTATTCAATGTCCATTTCACTGTTCATGCCTTCGAGCACTTTTGGCATAGGCGGCAACTGGCCAGAACGAAAAAGAATTTTAAAGGTGCGCTCGATCATCGGATCCAAAAAGTCCGATTGCAATCTGCCCAGTACCGGTCCCAGTAAACGCTGCATTAAGTCATAACGCGCATTCACTTCTGTGGCCGTCATTGCGGGGGATTCCTTTAATTCCAGACGATCAACCAGAAACATACGATTAATGTTAAGACGCAGATCCTGTATCATGCCTTCGGCGACTTCAAACTTCGCACCACTCTCATAAGGTTTAGCGCCGTTAATGTCACGCACCACTGTCAACCCGCCTGGTTCGAGATCAAGGTCAGATAACAGGCCGCGCTCAGTCACTAAAGAAGGGGGATCAATGGCTTTGGCTGCTGCCGATAAACGCTGTTCGATAATGGTGTTCAGTGTCATTACATCGCTAATCGCAATGGTGCCCGCACCAAAACCCCACATACTGCCGGACGTTTTCTGCCAGCGCGGTAGGTATGCAGGCATTTCGTAATAACCACCCGTTTCACCAATTTGTTCTGCAGACTCTTCCAGAATGTAACGTGACTCATAAGGTCGCTGTTTTGGTGTGAGTAACTTGGTCGTGTCGACGTCCTGTTTTCCCTTGCGCGGGTAAATAGCGTAGATCACGGTAATTTTTGCATCAGCCTGACCCGGCTGTTTTGCGCGCTCTTTAATAGAGTCGGTAACTTTATCTTCACCGAATTTTTCAACGATCTGTAAGGCCGTCCACTGCAACCGGCGATAGAAGTTTAGTACCTGACCTTTGTGATCCTGTTCAAAGTAAATCTCACGAATAGGCAGAGTAGAAAAATCAATGCCCTTCCATTCGACTTCGCTTTCAGCTTCTTCAATAATGCAGGTTGTGCCAAAACACACCAGATCCTGATACGCTTCGTTCACTTCCAGATTAAAGTCAGAATCCTGCAGTGCGTACCAGATACGTTCACCACAAGCCTGCAACCATTCGGTTGCTTTGTCTTCAATGTTTAAGTTATCGTCACGAAAGCGTAACGAAAACCAACGTGTGGAAGGCGACGTGAGCGCACCATGCACAGAAGACGCTAACGTATTTGCAGCAAGGATAGCGGTACTGTCGAACACGTCACGCCCACGACGCCAATCTATTTCATGTTCTGATGTTTGATCCTGAAAGAACTTACCTCCGCGCAGGGGTGCAATGAATTTTTCAATAAGGTCCCAGTCTTGCTCCACTGTTTTCCTTATCCCCCACAACGTTTGATACCGCTGTCGGATCTCTTCGTTTGTCATTGCAACTTAACTCCTTTCACGTCTTCACTCGCCTGCTCCATACGCTCTTCCATAACTATGGAGACAGTACCGGCGTAGATAACATCGCTGATCGATTGCATTAAGGCGCTGGCGGTCGGGTCGTTGTTCATGGCTTCATCGACAAAACGCATTTCGAACCAGCGCACATCGTTTTGTGTCTGCAACATGATCCAGTTCTCAACTTCCTGCTGTGTCATGGGCACGGGTTCTGGTACCTCTGCTTCATCCAGAATTCTCCCTGCCTCTGCCACTTCGTCACTAGTAACCACTAGGCTTCTCCGACATGCCAGGGTTGTGCACCAGATTGACTTCAACCGCGCCAGACGTGGGCTTGCCGGTTGCGGGGTCATAGTGCATTCCCGTATCACGCAGGGATTGACCCGATATACCCCTGTTCAGGGTGTCGTCATCGGTTATATTAGGTTTACCGCTTATCGGTTTTTCTGAGCTTTCCATGGTTTTTCTCCTATACTGAGAGTGAATTAACTTGAGGCAACATTATGAAAATATCCCCCGTACTTTTATTACTACTAAGTTTTAATGCGAACGCGATCACTGCAGAAACCTGTCTGGAGATATATCGCAGTGAATTGTTGTTACTGGAAGTAGGCGCTACCACCTCTGCTAAAAAGGTCGAGGCACGCCATACAGAACTCTGTCTGGGTTATTACTTAGAAGACTCTAATATGGACAACGTGCTCGAAAATATAGATGACGAGTTTTTTGAGCTGTATAACCGCGTACTTGGAATGGGGCTTTAAGCCATCGGTCGACCGTAGACTGTTTTCTTCGGTTTCTTAGCCGCCTTCTTTTTGGGGGCGGCATCTCTTTCTGCAGCTTTTTTATCGAGCTTTTTCCTGATCGCGTCTTTTTCTGCCTGACCCTGTTCTTTGGTTTTAGTTTTGTGTGTGTCTTTCGCCGTGCGCTTACTCAAAACCCTGTCGTCAGTTTCATCTTTTTTCTTGTACTGCGGCATAATTTCTTCTTCCAGAACAATTCGAGCGCCGGGTTCAGTGCTGCCAGGCATAGCGCCGATTTTCTTGTGTTTTTTTATAATACCGTCAACGTCTTTTTGGTGAGCCATAATAGTTACCTTAATGAATACAGCGTTTAACATTCGGTTTGAAATAGCGTTTGTCGGGACGTTCTGCAAAACGAATCGACATAATTGCGTAGCGTGTTGCTGACATGATGTCGTCATCACGGTCAACAATCTTATGGTCCTTGTGGTGGTAGTTACGGAACTCGTCGAACCATTCACCCAAATTACCAAAAACTTTAAACCGTCCTTCGGCAATACGTGTGGCGATCTCGACAATACCCGGCATGATCTGAATCCCGCCGGAGTGTTCTTTCTCGTTTTCTTTAGGCGGGTTCGAAAACTTCTCCGGCAATAAATTTATGCCATAGTCTCTGTACTGCTGTTGAATCGAACTGCCCATACCAAAATGTTTGTTGCCGTCGTGTGGCCATGCAATGGGTATGTCTGCAGAAGGTCGTTTTAATATAAAGGGTGCGATCTCGACAATCTCACGCTTCTCCACACAGAAACAATCGTAAAGATAAATACAATCAGTCTCAGGATCACGTGCAACCCACACCACGGCTGTGGCATGTGTGTACCCAAAATCAATACCACCAATACGTTCCCAACTGGGCGGAATTTCAAACGGTTCAACAGCAACCTGCTCCAACGGATAGGGAAACACCAAACCGGATCCCAGTAACGGAATACCCTCTGAGCGCATTTTGACTTCATGCGGCATCATGGCTTTGATCGCGTCCTCGATCTTTTCCTGTGTGAGATGACCGGGTGCACCGCTTTGCCGGTACTTCACTTCAAAGTCAACGGCGTGCTCACCCTTGCCCAACACAAAATCAGAACCGCTAACATCTTTCCAACCGGCTTTGTGCATAGACCACTGCGCTTCAATCGTCTTCACCACACCGGTTGTTCCGTTCTCTGGTGTGAACGTCATCGAAATAGAACCGCCGGTATCTACAATTGAACGAATCGCCTGCGACATAATATCTTCTGGTGGTTCTTCGTCGAGCCAGTTGTAATCGGCTTTGTGTGCCATCCATGTTTCCTTGCCCATGTCATACGCAAGTAAGCTGACCTTTGACCAGCCGCCGCTAACATGTTTGACAAGGACGTGATATTTCGCATCCGGTACGCCAGGCTTCCTCTGCGTTCGACCAATAAGATCTTTGGGTACCCAGCCAGTACCCCACGCATTCTTATTTGTTGGGTCTCCAAACAGCGCACTCTGGATAATATCGCGCGTTTTCTCATTATTCTTACCACCGCAAGTGATCTTTACTGGCGCATCAAACCGCCGCCCCTGCCACCATTCGGGGTACAGGCCTGTGGCGTGATAGGCCACCTCCGCCCCACCACAATGGGTCTTTCCAATCCGGTTGCCCGCACGTAAGCACCTGAATTTAGAGGGATCATTGTGAAACCCTAACTGGTAGGTGTACGGATCGTAATGATCCAGCGCATGGTGTACCTCATGTGATTCCAGCGCTAAATACAGGTCGTCCAGCTCCAGTAACAGCCCCGATACGTCAGGCTGATCTATTTGTGGTTCCATAGTATTTCCTGTAAGTTAGGGCACTGGAGGCAATCAATGAAAACCATTCCAAGAGCAAAACCGTTTGCAGGCAAGCAGACAACCGTCTACACCACCGTCCCCCGATTAATTTCACTACCTGTTGGCTCGTGCTGTTTGTACGTGACAAAAGACACCTTAGAGTTTTGTAAACGCGCTCAGGGTCGTGCACGCAAATTTAAAGGCAGAGTACATACAGAACCGTTACTCGCTATCGACCTGAAGGATAAAAACGTGCTCGGTATTGTGCGCGTGACCGTTATTAAAACTGGCCGGTTTAGACTCCCCGTTATCTTTCGACAAGATGAACTGTGTGCACCCTCCAGCGTACTGAGTCGTTGCACTGCAGGGAGTGCTGCTGTCTATGAAAATATTGGTGATTTAGAGGCCATTAAAAGTTTACGCAGATCTTTTCAGCAAAACGTCAGCCACGGTATTTTCTGGAAGTGTTATCTGATTGATATCCGCACGGGCACGAACAAACCGATCTACTACGCCGAAGTTCATGCACCAGGCAAGCCTTATAAATTCAGACAACCTGCCGACTTTGATTTTTATCGGGATTACATGACATGAATAAAGAAGAACACAAGCAACGTCATATTGATTTACATGCAGCCCTCGACGAATTACTTGCTGACTTCGTCGAACACAATAAGGGCACCGTACTTAGACGCCCCATCATTGACTTGATGGAATGGAGCCACAGACAATGCGAGGAGCCTGACGAGTTGAGTAATGATCTTTAAAGTCCAACGCCCCATAGGGGCTTTTTCAAGTCCTGAAGCTGACGAAGCGCTGGTCTATAACGAATCACGCTTTATCGAATTCATGGTGCCCATGAAAGACGTGGAATACTTGTTCCCACCCGGCGACG